ATTAATGCTGTAACAAGACAATTTAGTGAAGTTGTTGCTGCAATCAAACAAGCAATTGCAACTCTGTTAAAGACTCTTGGAGCTACAGATAGGTCTGGCGAAGTTTTGAAACTTACTGAAATTGCTAAAAATATTGCAAGAGAAATAAAAAAAGTTACTGATTTTATTAAAGACATTAATCAAACAATTGCCGGTTATTTAAAAATTGTTGCAAAGATTAGAGCAATGATTGCATACATCTTAAACTTGCCTGCAAAATTATTAGCAGAATTTCAACAATGTTTGGCTAACTTATATAAATCATTACTTGCTGGTTTTACAACAGGTTTTGCTGATATTGGTTTAGTTTCTGATTTAAAAGAATTGGCCACTGCTGTTAATGAAGTTGGTACTGAAATTGCGGAAGTTGCTAAACAAGGTGCTATTTTGGCCAGTACACCACAACAATTAGGTGCAGTTCTTGTGGCACCATCAAGTGCGGCCGACATTAAAGCATCTGAAACCGCATTTACAAATTACATGGCATCACCTACAGCATACAGTTCATTGGTGCCAGCTACATCGTCTTTGACAGCATCAACAGAAGCAACAGCTATTTCTAATGCTAATATCACAGACCCAACTAATGCGAAACTGGCTTAAATAATATGGCAATTACTAATGAATATTCTCCACCAGATTATAGTTGGAGACAAAGAGAGTCTGAGGCTTCGGTAGAAAATCCTCCAAAGTATCCTGACAATAACGCTACACAAACAAAATCAGGACACTTATTTGAATTGGATGATACGTTTGACCGTGAACGTATCCGCATTCACCACAGAACAGGTACATTCATTGAAATGCATTCTAATGGTGATGAGACACATAAAATCGAAGGCGATGGTTATGAAATCATTGCTGGTAACAAATACGTACACATTACTGGATTTTGTAACATCACTATTGAAGGTGATGCTATTGTCAATGTTAAGGGCAATAAAACAGAATTGATTGAAGGCAATTTGAATCAAGTTGTCAAAGGCGATTACACACAAGTTGTTAAAGGTGAATCTAGAATTTTAGCCGATGGTAATATGACTGTTGGATGTGGTTCTGACTTTCTTGGTTCTCTGAGGTTAGTTACTGGTGACCACATGAGACTTGAGGGTGACCTATCAGTTAATGGTGGTATCTCCGCAACAAACATTACTAGCGAAAACTGGGTTGCAGCTGGCGTTGGTGTAAATGCAGGACCATCCGGTTTTGTTTCTATACTTGGTGGTTTGGCTGTAGGTTTTCCAATTGCTATTCCAGGTTCTGTGACTGCTGCTGTGCAAGTTAAAGCACCACTTGGTTCATTCGGCACAATGTCAGCCGTATTGATGACTGATATGATTAATACAAAAATATTTGATACACATATTCATATGGCTAGAGGTCCAACTTCTCCACCAATTTCTGGTCCAATGATTTAAGGAATATATTATGGCTTCTTTGTTTTCCCGATTAAATTATAACTACGTAGATACCAATTCAGTTATTAGTGAATTATCTACTGAAGTGAGAACGACACTAGATTCTATGCCGAAGATGTTGACTTCTTGGCAAGCTGCTGATTTAGCTAATAATGATACTGGTGGTTACTTTATTAATCCTTGTGCTAATGTGACAAGTAATATTTGGAGTGTATCTAATAATTTGGTGAATGTTACAAGCTCACTACAAGGCTCAGGTAATTTGACTGGTCTGTGGACTCATATTCGTAGCACTTTTGCTTACATCAGTAATAGCGCAACCGGTAACACACAAGCTGGTGACTTCCTTGCTCACACGAACAGAATTTCAGGCGTAACTTCTATAACAGTATCATCTGACCAAGGTGTTGCAAATTTACCACATTATGAGACTGCCGTTCAAACAGGCAAAGCAGTAGTATCATTAATTTACCAAACAGAAGGTGTATCCAACAATGCGCCAATTATGGGCAACTTTACGAGCTTGTTTGTGGCTAATGATTTGATATCAATCTATAATACTGTGGTCACATATGCAAATACGATTAACAGTAGTATTTCGATTTCAGGTTCTGGTAGCGAAATGGATCCATTCATTAGAACTTCCAATCTGACATTCAACACAGTAAATGCCATAGCAACCACAGCTAATTCTGCTAACTCCATCTTCTATGACCGCAGAGTCCATGATGAGCAGTTTTATAAGAATTCGTTAAGTATTCTTACAGACTACAAAAAGGCTCGTGGTGTTGGAAGTACAGGTCAAACAGAAGACTTTTTAATTAAAAATTATATTGGCTCAAGTAAACTATTATCTAGGATAGGTTGAATAAATAGAAAATGGCAATAGGAATAACCACAACCGTAAGAGAATATCGTGACTTGGATTTGAATTTTAAGATTCATCCAATCAGGAAAGATATCAATAAACATACTGCTGAGATGGCGGTAATCAATTCCATTAAGAATTTGGTACTGACTCAGCATTATGAAGTGCCTTTTCAACCAGAAATTGGTTGTAATATCCAAAAGTTACTATTTGAACCTTTGGATCCAGTATCGGCAACTCTCATTCAACGTGAGATAACGCAAACAATTCAAAACTTTGAGCCTAGAGTTAGTGTCTCAAAGGTACAAGTATTTCCAGATTATGATAAGAATGGTTTTAGGATTGCGATGGAATTTTTCATTGTCAACAGAACCGAACCAGTAACAATACAATTTTTCTTAGAACGAGTACGATAAATGGCACAAAATCGTTTACAGGTAACAGACCTTGATTTCGATACAATCAAGACCAACCTAAAATCATTCCTAAAACAACAAACTGAATTCCAAGATTATGATTTTGAGGGTTCTGGTTTAAATGTTTTGGTTAATCTTTTAGCTTACAATACACACTATAATGCCTACTATCTAAACATGGTTGCCAACGAGGCATTCTTAGATACTGCCCTGTTGCGTGATTCTGTGGTTTCTCATGCCAAGACATTAGGCTATGTGCCTTATTCTAAAACTGCACCTACAGCAACTATCAACCTAACAATCAATAGTGGTAACACAACATTGGATACATTAACTATTCCAAAGGGATATGTTTTTAATTCTAAGTTGGTAGATAAACGTATTTTTGGTTTTGTGGTTATGAATGGCGTTACTGTCACAAAATCTGACACCAGTTATTACTTTGAGAATTTAGAAATCAAAGAAGGCCAGTTATTGAATTACACTTTCAATTATGATGAGAGTGCTAATCCAAAGTCAGTATTTACTTTGCCTGATATGGACATTGATACATCCACAATTACTGTATCAGTAAATCCATCCACAAGTAATACATCAACCACAGTTTATAACAAAGTAACAGATATTTTAGATGTTGGTGCTGACTCTGCCGTATTCTATTTACAAGAATCCAAAGGCGGAAAATATCAAATCTATTTTGGTAATGGAACTGTTGGTCGTAAGATTGAAGATGGTTCTGTAATTTCAGTTGGCTATTTGTCAACAAACGGCACGTTAGCCAACAAGGTTGATGGTTTCGGAATGTCTTCTGCCATTGGCCCTTACAGTACCGGTGTAATTCAAGTTGTCTCTGTTGCAGGTGGTGGCTCAGATAGAGAAACAGTTGATGAAATTAAATCAGCATCACCAGTTCAATTTGCCACGCAGAATCGTTTAGTTACTAAGGTGGACTATGAGTCCTACATTAAGAAGAATTATCCAAGTATTGATTCATTATCAGTATGGGGTGGTGAAGATGAAATTCCACCAATCTATGGTAAAGTTTTGATTTCTTTGAAACCAAAAGAAAACTACTATATCACAGAATCAGAAAAGACAAGAATTATCAATGAGATTATTAAACCAAAGGCCATTGTTTCAGTTAGCGCTGAAATTCGTGACCCCGAGTATTTGTATTTGATTTTAAACTCGGTTGTGAAATATGATGATAGAAAAACATCTCTTAATGAGAATACATTAAGAACTCTAATCAGGAACGGAATCATTGGTTACAAAAATACTTACCTTAATAAATTTAATAGTGTTTTCGCTCTCTCGAAATTACAAGACGAAATTGACCATGTTAGCTTCAATGGTATCATTGGTTCAGAAACGGTTGTTAGATTACAAAAAAGATTCCAACCAGAAGTAGGAACAACGTCTAATTATACTATTAATTTTGGTGTTCCACTACATCGTGGCACAATCACAAACAGAATGACCTCATCGGAGTTTACTACAGTTGATAATAGTGGTGTTAGTCGTACTGCTGTCATTGAAGAAATTCCACAATCTTCAACCGGCATTTCTTCTATCGAAATTTCAAACGCAGGCTATGGTTTTCAAACTGTGCCAACGGTAACAATTACTGGAGATGGCGTAGGTGCAACAGCTGTGGCTGTAATCCAAAATGGTAGAATTACTGAAATCAAAATGACAAATCGTGGCTCTGACTATAGCCGTGCAGTTGTTACTATTACA